TGAATACTTCAAGTAGTTCCTCAGATGATAGACTGTGGAAACCTGAAGTAGACAAAGCAGGTAATGGATTTGCAGTTATCAGATTCCTTCCTGCCCCAGAGGGAGAAGATCTTCCATGGGCAAAAGTGTATAATCATGCCTTCCAGGGAACTGGTGGATGGTTGATTGATAATTGCCTTACAACTCTTGGTCAGCAGTGTCCAGTTTGTGAAGCAAATCGTGAACTGTGGAATACTGGAAGCAAAGCAAACCAAGAAATTGTTCGTCAAAGAAAGCGTAAACTTTCTTACTACTCCAACATCTATGTTGTGAGCGATAAGGCACACCCTGAAAATGAAGGGAAAGTGTTCCTATTCAAGTATGGTAAGAAGATCTTTGATAAGATCTCTGCTGCTATGCAACCTGAGTTTGATGATGAAACTCCTATTGATCCTTTTGACTTCTGGAATGGTGCCAACTTTAAAGTGAAGATCACCAAGAAAGATGGTTATTGGAACTATGATAAGTCTGAGTTTGAATCTCCTTCTACTCTGGGAGACTTTGATGATGATACCCTTGAAGGAATTTGGAAAAAGGCATACTCTCTTCAGGAGTTCATGAAGGTAGAAAACTTCAAGTCTTATGAACAACTTGATGGTAGACTGAAAGCAGTTCTTGGCAAAAAGACTACTCCTAAGCAAGATGAATCTACTGAAGATGAAGATGATTCTCGTGGTGTTCTTGAGGAAGAAGTGGTTGATCTTCCCAGGTTTACTTCTAACAGTAAAGCATCACAATCTTCTGATGATGAAGATGATGATTCTCTGAGTTATTTCCAAAGGTTGGCTGAAGAATGATGAATTTGGGAGGTGATTACTCACCTCCTTTTTTTGTGTTTATATCTACATACTGAGATGAAAATCCATATGACATTATTTCTTCCATATCATCTATAATAGTCTGTAAGAATCTTGGCTTTAGTACATAGATATTTCTCTTATTATCATTTTGAGCAATTTCATATTCATACACATTCACTGATTTTACTGGGTTAACTGTAACTGTATCTCCTTGTATATTTTCTACTACTTTTTCTGAGTCAAATTTAATTAAAGTTGAATCAAATTTTTGTGATGTTGAGTCAAATGAAAATGGAACAGTAATAACATTAAACTGTTGAATGGATGGTTCAAAGTATGTAACTGTAAAATCAGAATCAACTAATTTTCCAGAAGGAACTATAAGTTTTCCTCTATTATCATAGACAGATACTGTTTCATAATGATGAGGTTCTACTAATTGTTCTGAAGTATATTTTCTAGAAATATATTCATCAAATTCAAAGTCTGATAGTGGCCATTCAGTTCTAACATTAGTTATATTGTTTGATAGTAAAACTACCCAATCAAATGTAGAACTACCATATATTTTCTCTGCAACTTGTTCTGGTCGTTCTTCTCCAATAATTTTATACTTGGTAAATGCTATTACACTATTAAGTATGTCATCACGAATTTTAGATCTACGAAATAGATTTTTAACTCTTACTAAATCAGAAGATGAATTTTTAGATTGTAGTTGAGAAGGATATAAGATATCCGAAAAATTCCTGAAGTATGTCATGGTACTATATTCCTCTTACTCCAGAACCAAAATCTTGTCCAAATCTATTAGGATCAAAGTCAAGTCCTGGAACTGCTGTAGAACCTCCAGGTTGAAATACTCTTGTTGGTAATGCTACTGGAGCACTTGCACCTCCTGCTGAAGGTCTTGAAGATCCTGGAGTAGGAGTAGGAGTATTTGGAGTTTCTCCTGGTGCTTCAAAGTTGGATGAATCTAAACTATTAAGATCTGGATCTTCTCCAAATCCAACATGATCATCTATTCCATAGTTATCTTCATATATTGGGGTTAACTCTGAAAATGACATGGTTATGTTAGTTGCTATTGGTTGGGAACCATTAGCAGTAGAGTCTTCATAGGTTGAATAAAAACCATCTGCAGTATAGTCAACTGTAAAATTAGTTAGTGCACAGGTTTTAATTTGAGTAATACTTCTTAATTGTTTACCATTTGACATGAATTTAATTTGGAATACATTTGGAGCTCCTAAGAAAAATGAAGTTTCTGATGCATTTGACCTTTGAGCAGCCATTCCTTTTTTAAAGAATTTAATAATTCTTCTAATGTTGTTTGCTTCCTTTTGACTTCTTGGGGTCATTTTAATTTGAAATTGAAATGACCTTAATTTTGGACCTTGAAACAGTAGTTCAAGATTTGGATTGACTACTGTTCCTGTAGCTCTTGATAGATATGCAGAGGGATCTACATTAAGACCAAATTTACTAACTATAGATGCTCCAGCATTTAATGTTGCTAATTTTATTATAGTTTCTGAAGCAGCAGCACTTCTTGCTCCTTGAAGTCCTCCATTTAATCCTCCAATGAAACCTTGAAGATCTAATTCAGTGATGCTTTTTGCTGCGTTTATACCTACTCCTAATGCTGCTGCTGATAAAGTAGAAAGTTCATTTGATCCCCATCCAGTTTCATTTGCCTCAGATATATTGTTTGGCATAGGAAGAATTATAGATCCTTTTAAATCTTTAAATTCTCTTGAACTTAAAGATTTATTTCCTAAAATTTCAGATGTATTTGCAGAATCAAATCCAGATTTAAATACATCAGGAACAACATATTTAAATTGACTTATCATCATGTAATCTTGGCGTAAGTTTATATTTTCTGGATACCTAATAACTCCTGAATAGTTTTGATTTTTTCCATATTTACTTAAATTATTGTCAAATGAAACTGATTCTCCAGCACCTCCAACACCTCCAGCACCTCCAGTATTTGGAGGATTGGATCCTGAATCAGGAGCATTTGGATCCCTATTTGGTGGAGCAGGTTGTTGTGCTTGACTAAATCTACCTAAAGAATTTAATCTTTGTTCTTGAACTCCAGTTAAAGGTAAATTTGTTCTTGCCCAGTTTGCATAATTTTGATCTACTTTTTGTAGAGCAGTAACATCTAGTCCTCCCCCAGCTTTAAGACTTTTTATCACTTCGGAATTTACATTCACTGGTTTATATGGATCGCTTCCATTCACTTGCCATATATTTTGTCTGAATAATCCTCCAGTTAAAATATTAGATCCTCCAGTTCTTGTATTAAATTCATAGATATAGTCTCCAATATATACGCTACCTACTGCAGAACTTTTTATGTAAGCTCTGTAAATATCTGGATCACTGCCATCTTGATACCATCCTGGTTTTACTTGTTTATCTCCAGAAACTATTCCCATTTATCTTCCCCACACTTTATTTGATGGAATTGGAATTTCTACACCACCTAAATCCATCACAAATTCTTCTAGTGGTAGTACACATATGGTGTCCCATTCTGCTTCAGCAAGATCTAGGTAAGGAGTTTTGACCTCTGATAATAAGTATTTATGTGCTCCAGTTTCAAATCTTGGAATTTTATTTTTAATCAAACTTTGAACTATTCCTATTCTTTGCTCTGGTTTATAGTAATGTAAATTAACAGCAAAAAATGATTTAGGTTTGAAGTCTAATACAAATGCTAAAGGATATTTATCATAGTATGGAAGTTCTTCTCTATATTTTGCTTTATATTGAAAGAGCATCAGACTAAACAATTTTGGGAATACCCTCATTGTATTTTGATCTCTTTTTAAAACATTATCAGACTGGTCATAATTCTCTTGTCTGATTAATTTTGTAGGATCATTCTCATATTGTATAGTTTTAGCAGCAAATACTTGAGTTCTATACCATTCTCTAGAAGGAGTTCCCTTTAATTCTGTATTTGATTTTTCTTTAACTTCTTCGAAAATGGTTTTATATGCCAAGGTTATCCTCCGTTAGTATTTGGAATTTCCATTTTCTATCAGCACAAAATTCTTCTGCAGCTTTCCACTTTGCCTGGTTCTTAGCAAATTCTTTTATCTCATACACTTGTTTCTGAGAAACTTTTTTGCCAAGTTTAGGTCCAACAACTTGCCTTTTTGGTTTTACTTCTATTAGACTTTCACTTATAGATTTCTCTTTGTCTATGTACTTAATGTAAAAATCAGGAAAGTACTTATGAATTCTTTTATCTAGTGGAGATATGTATGGTATCCAAATTTCTTCACTAGACCATTTAATAATATTTTCATTCTTATCACAGTAATTCATAAACTTCAATTCCCACAAAGATCTATAGATTATATTGGTATAATCTCCAATATATTTTTGGGGGAATGATGGTTTAAATATTCCCTTATAACTCATACATATATTATAAGGCACTTAAGTTATTTAGATGACAGTATCTTCTTACCAAAAACTATATTATTCAACTGATGAGTTAATTAATAAGTTTAAACCTGCTCTAACATCATACTTTAGTGTTTTTATTCCTGGTAAATATGGACAAGCAGATAATGATGATGTAAATTTTTTGGCATATGAAGCTGTTCTTCCTGGAACTTCACTTGAAACTGGTCAAGTTTTTGGAGACAGACAAGGAATCACTGAGCAGTATGCAAATAAAAGAGTTTATCCTCAAGTAGATGTAAGTTTTTATGTAGACCAAGACTATAAGGTTATAGAATTTTTTGAGCAATGGATATCGAAAATATCTCCAAATAGAGGAATTAGTGGTAATTCAGATTCATATACTAAGTTTCAATATCCAGATAGATATGAGACAAATATTTTAATTACAAAATTTGAAAAAAACTTTAGAAGATATGGTGATAAATTTTCTAAAGGTGGTGTATTTTCTCCTCCAGGAAATAAAGTAGAATACACTCTTTTAAATGCATATCCAATTAACATAATTTCTATTCCTGTATCTTACAGTCAGTCAGATATTTTAAGAACTACAGTTACATTTAATTATGATTTGTATAGATATAAATCTTTTGCAGATTCAAGAGTAAATGGTGGAACTACAGACTTATCTGATAATGTTTTAGGTCCTGGAAATGATCCTATTGGAGGTTCATTTAATGATCCAGAGAGTGGATTATCTAGAGCAACCAGAATAGCTCTTGGTGAAGAATGATCTAATTTTTTGCCATAAATAATTATACCTGAATTGTATATTTCAAAATGCCTTTACCAAAAGTAATAACTCCTTCTTATGAGTTGATTCTTCCCTCTAATAAAAAGCAAATTAAATATAGACCATTTTTAGTTAAAGAAGAAAAAATTCTAATCATCGCTATGGAAAGTGAAAATCCTAGTGAGATTAGAGATGCAATTAAAAATGTATTGAAAGAGTGTATTCTTACTAGAGGAATTAAAGTAGAAACTCTTCCTAGCTTTGATATTGAATATTTGTTCTTAAACATTAGAGCAAAATCAGTTGGTGCTTTAGTAGATCTTATTGTTACTTGCCCAGATGATAATGAGACACAAGTAGAAGTAAGCATCAGTGTGGATGAAATTGAAGTTAATGTTCCAAAAGAACATTCTCAAGAACTGAAAGTGAATGATGATATAACAGTTAAGATGAAGTACCCTTCACTTCAAGAATTTATAGATAATAATTTTAATTTTAGTTCTATTAATAATAGCGAAGAGACTATCCAAAAGTCATTTGAAATTGTTGCTTCTTGCATAGATCAAGTTTATACAAAAGAAGAGGCTTGGTCTGCTTCTGATCTAACCAAGAAAGAAATTGTAGAATGGTTGCAAACTTTTGATTCTTCTCAATTTAAAAATATCGAAAAGTTTTTTGATACAATGCCTAAGTTATCCCATACACTTAAAGTAACTAATCCAAAAACTAAAGTAGAAAGTGAAATAGTATTGGAAGGACTATCAAGTTTTTTCGGATAGTGATGGGGCATGAAAGTTTAGAAACTTTCTATAGGATTAATTTTGCTTTGATGCAGCATCATAAATATTCATTGACAGATATTGAAAATATGATTCCTTGGGAAAGGGAAGTTTATCTTTCTTTGTTAGAACAATATATTGAAGATGAAGAAAAAAAAGCAGCTAAAGCAAATAAATGAACGTAACAGATGCACCATCTGGAATACTAGACCCACAACAACCTTATTGGCCTGCTGATAAAGTTAGCGATAGAATCTGGTTAAAATTAAAGGGCAAATTAACTGGTAGACCAATTGCTGAATTAGGTGGCGAGCAGTATACATCTTATGTAAGATTATCTGAAGCAGATGCTGATAGATTAATTGAAAACATTAAGAAGTATGGTCAGTATCCACAAGTAAATCAGAATGATAAGTATGGTGGTGCATACAATAATGAGCAATATCAGAAATGGTTGGTAGAAGAATTTCTTGAGAAACCTTTTAGTGCTCAAGTTGACGAAAAAATTGCTGATGCTGCAATACAATCTAGACTAAAAGAAATACAAGAAAAAAAAGAAAAAGCACAATCATTTATTTCTAGTTCTACTAGATTTGGATTTGGATCTAGTACATCTATACAAACTAGGATTCCTGGAGTAATTCCTAAAAGTTCTATTCCAGATTCAGTAATAACATTTACACCAAACTCTCCTGAAGTTACTCCTGAAGTTACTGCAAAAGAAAAAGCACAATCATTTATTTCCAGTTCTGGTTCTAGTTCTGCTAAATTTGGGGGCGGATCTAAAAAATCTATACAGACTAGGATTCCTGGAGTAATTCCTAAAAGATCTATTCCAACTGAAGTAACAACATCAACACCAAAGTCTCCTGAAATAGATCCTTCAGGATCCGAAGCTACTTTTGGCAGACTTTTATTAAACTTTGTTCAAATTAATAATGATCTGGAAGCTATAAAGGAAGTAATAGAAGAAGATTTTAAAACTACAAAAGAAAAAAATAAGCAAGAAGTAGATGAGTATAAAAAGAGAGTAGCAAATAGAGGTAGAAAACTTACAAAGAAAGAACTTGGATCAGATAAAAAAAGTGTAACAGAAACAATTAAACCTTTTATAAGCAATTTCTTTTCTGGTGCTGGTGGAGCAATAAGATCTCTAGCACTATTAAAAATGCTTCTTGGCATTTTGAATGGGGATATTTCTGCAGTATTCAAAGGTCTTTTTGGGATTGGATTATCTTTCCTACCAAAAATTGGAATGATGATTGCTGGTGGAATACTGAAGAATCTATTAGCATCAATGGCAGGTAGAGCAGTTGGTGCAGGAGTTTCTAGAGGTGTTGGTGGTGGTGCCATGAGAAGAGCACCTATTGCAGCACCATCTTCTGGGATTGGAAAGTGGGCTAAGATTGCATCTTTAGGCACTGGAGCACTGGCATTAGGATCTGCTTTATCAATATCCAAACAAGATCAACAATCAACATCTACTCAACAACAATCAACATCTACTCAACAACAATCAACATCTACTCAACAACCAGTATCAGTTCAACAAGAATCAGAAACCCAAAAAAGATTAGAAGAACTAACTGCTCAACAAAAATCTTCACCAGAAACAAGTTCAATACCTCAAGAAGATATTAAAAAGTTTGAACAATTAAATATAAAATTTGAAAAAGCACTTGAATTTTTTATTGAAACTTATAAAAAAACTATGGATGCTAAGCAGAAAGAAAGAGCATCTTCTTCTGCTTCTTCTCCCAGTGCTGCTCCTGGTCCTACTGGACCTGTAATATCATCTTCTCCTGGGGAAGCAAATTTAGCTGCATTTGTATCAACATTAGAATCAAGTGGAATTCAGGATCAATCAGATGTTCTGCAAAGTATGGTTAACAGAGCAGGACAAAACTATAGTGGTTATGGAGGATTGTTTGGACAATTAACTGCTTCCAATCAGTACTCTCCACTTTCTGCAGCTATCCATGGAACAACTGATCCTGCTGCTCAAGCAAAATATGGTCCAGTTGCAGCAAAATTAGGAAGGACACCTCAAGAAAGAATTGCAAAATTGCAAGAGATTATTTCAAAACCAGATGCTCTTTCTCAATTACAAACTTTGTTTGGAGCTGGAAATGCTGGCGCAGCTAAAACATTATTAGATGATTTTTATTCTAGAGGTCCTTTATCTAAAGAATCCCAAAGACTTATTAGAGGAAGAACTAACTTTGGGGCTAGGTCTGGGGTGGGAGGAGCTACAGGATCTGATCAAATAAGAAGATCTTCCAACACATTTGGTGCAGCAGGAGCAAATGTAGCGCCAAGTTTATTACCATCAGTAGTACCATCTGCTCCAGCATTGCCACCTTCTCCAGTACAACCAACTCCAAGACCAGCTGGTAGAAGAGCTAGTGCTTTATCTGGATCAGGATCTCAACCAATGGTTGCAGTTAATGTAGTTCCTGTTTCTTCAAATAAACCACAAGCAGTAACACCCAATTCAGGAACTAACCTTCCAAGCATTGATCCAAATTATGGTGGTGATAGATTTTCATTATTAACAGCAGGAGAATTAAATTTAGTTGGAGCTCTAGGATAGTAGGATGGAAGTTACTAAGTTATTAACTCCTCCTCAAGAGGAAACAACAACTCCAAATGTAGTTGCCAAAACAACAAAAATAAAAGCGCTTATTGATATTAGTGTAGACACTAAAAAAACTTCTAAAAAATTAAGAACTATCTTTGAGAAAGGAGTTTATCAAAAGAAAACTCAACTATCAGTCTTAGCTAGGTATAAAAGACGATTAGACTCTATAGAAAAACAAGAAGAATCTAAACAAAAAAGAACATTATTTAAAAAATTATCTCCTAAAAATGCTTTACCTCAATTTAAGAGTAACTTTTTTTCTGGGCAGTCTGATGTATTCAATAACCTTGCTCAACTAGCAGCATTTAAAGCATTTTTAAACTTTGGAAAGGGAGATATATTTACTGGACTTGGGCAATCTTTACTTGCTGGAGGATTATTACTTGGACCAGTTATGCTTGGTGGTGCTGCTAAAGGATTTTTTGGAAAGGGACAAAAAATCCCTAGAGAATATGGAAATACTTATGGTTATCGAAAATTTCTTAATACAAGAGGTGCACAAAAAATAGACTTGAGTGGAGCACAAAAAGATATAAGAGAAAGATATGCAAGAAGATATGGAGAAAGAGCAGCAAATAAAAAATTTGCAGGGGAAGCAGTAGAGTCTGGAGCAAGAACAGCAACAAAAGGAGCAAAAGCTGCAAAAGCATTTGGAAGATTTGGAGCAGCATTAATTCCTGGAGTTGGTGCTGCAGTTGGTGCTGCTGATGCAGCATTCAGAGCACAAGCAGGAGACCAAACAGGATCAGCAATAGCAGGAACTGCTGCTGCTTTAGATGCTGCTGCTGCAGCAAGTGCAGTCACTGGAATTGGTTTGCCCTTAGCAGGATTACTTTCTGTAGCATCCTTTGCTCTTGATGCAACTAATTTAATTAGAGACTTGTCTGGAATAAGTTCAAGGGAAGAAGAAAAAAATAAATTAGTAAAACCACAACAAACAAAAATAGAAGAAAGATTGAAGGAGGAAACTAAAAAACAAAAACAACAAACTCAATCAACAGGATCATCTTTGTCATTTAAAGGTGCACTTTTAAGTTATCAAAAAGCAATTAAAAAGTTTGAAGAATTTTCAAACTTATTTCAATCATCACTCTTTCAAACTAATGATATGGAAGAAGGTGGCAATCCTTCTTCTCAACAACCATCAGAAGTACAGACTTATGATGGTCCATTGAGTGGAGATTCTTTTTGGCCACTTCCAGGTGGGAGTTTAACTTCAGGTGGAGGGATGTATGGAGCTGAAAGAAATTATGGAGGGCATAGTGGACAAGATATTGGAGGTCTTGCACCAGGATCTCCAGTAGTTGCATGGAAAACTGGAAAAATAACTGTTTCCCCAGGACTTGAAGGACCAGATAACATCATTACTATAGACCATGGGGGTGGAGTAAGAAGTGTATATAAACACGTGGTAGCCTCTGGCGTTAACACTGGTGATGTTGTCTATGGTGGGCAACAAATAGCAACATTATTGGCAGGAAGAGAAGCAGTCAGGGGAAGAAAGTGGGATACTCATCTTCACTTTGAAGTTTGGAGAAATAATTCTCATGTAAATCCTGGGCAATATTTAGGAGCATCTCAAAAAATTCCAGGCCCAGTTGCAAAAGAAAGAGCAAAACAAAAGCATGATGAATCTTCAGCAAGAGCATCTGGACAACCTTCTGCCACTCCTCAATCTCCTACTCCTTCTGCTACTCCTCAACCACCTAGAGCAAGACCATCTACTAGAGAGCAATTAGAACGTTCAGGGATTAGATATGACCCTGGAAGTCAACTTCAATCTTCTAATGTTGATCCAATAAAAAGAGATCCTATTGCATCAACAATTAATACTCCAATGACAACATCAATCACTGTTCCATTTCCATTACCTCCTCAACCTCAACAGATGGCTATGGGATCATCTCCACAGATTCCTCTAAATAATGCTAGAAATAATCTAGAAAGATCCATAATGTATAAGGCATTTTCATAATGGCATCATATTTTAATTACAAAATATTAGAATTTTCAGTAGAAATATCTGAGGGAAAATTTATCTCCCTGTTGGAAACTGTTGCATCAATAGAATATGTTGAAAATATATTGTCACCAGTAGTATATGTAAACTTAGTACTGCTTAATACTAGTGGAATTATTTCTAATTTAAAATTAAGGGGAGGGGAGAAAGTAAGACTGCATATATCTCAACCAGCTACTGGGAAAAAAATTCTATTTGATGATACACGTAAAGTATTTTACATAAGTAGAATAGGTGGATCTAGCACACAGTCAACAAAAGAACTCCTTTCTATGGAGTTAGTTCCTAGGGAACTTTTAACTAATGAAACTGCTAGAGTTTTTAGAAGATACGATAGGACTATTGATAAGACTGTGGTAAAAATATTAACAGAAGAGTTAAAGACTTCAAGATTTAGTTCTTCTACTATTGATTCTACAGTAAATTCTTATTCATTTATGGGTAATGCTAGAAAACCATTTACTGTCTTGACATGGTTATTGCCAAAAGGAATCCCACAAACTTCTTCAGGTTCTTCAGGAACTGAAAAAGGAACTGCTGGATATTTATTTTATGAAAATAAAAATGGATACAATTATAAAAGTGTAGACTTTCTTTTTTCTCCAGACAGACAACCTGTAGAAAAGTATTTTTATAGTGAAACAGTTCTAACTCCAGCAGATTCTAGAATAAACTTTAAGATGATAACCACTCCAATTTTTAGTAAGAATGTAGATATAATAGACAATTTAAAAGTTGGAATGTATTCTAGTTTGAATTACTTTTTAGATTTTAATTCAAGAAAATTTTATGTGAACAAATATAAGTTGTCTCAAAGTTATAATACAATGAACCATGCCAGTAATAAAGATGTATCACCAATAATTCCAAATGGTCTTCAGGATTCTCCATCTAGGTTGATGGTTAGGATGTTGGATAGTGGGCAAATGAATAAGAGTGGAAAATTAGAAACCACTGACAATAGAATGAAATATCAGGCTCAAAGTGTTGCTAGATATAATTTATTGTTTAGTCAAACGTTAAATATAACTATA